TGGTCGCCGACCCGCGCTGGAACACCGAAGACCAGGACAAGCGCGACACCCCCGTCGGGCGCTGCACCCAGCCCGACCCGGTCGACATGGGTCGGGCCTGCCGGGGCGACCTGCACTGGATACGCAACACGATGGCCACCCGCTGCCATCGCTGCGGCCATGAGCAGCAGCCCGACGGCTGGCTACCCAAACGGTTGATCCTCGGGCCGTTCGGGCTGGAACGCCGGACCTTGGACCGGTGGATCGAACGCGGCCTGGTCGCCTACATCAACCGGCTCGTGTGCGTCGACGACGTGCGCGCCGTCATCAAGACACGGCTCGACGGTGCTGGACATGCTTGACAACGTGACTTAGTGTGTATGTGTACTTACAGAAATGTGTCCTCCGCGAGGTTGCAGCCTCCGAGGACTCTACGGCGCAAAGGGAGCCGCAGCACATGACAAAGACTAACTCAGTCCGAGTACACAACGCACGCAACGCGTATCGCGCCTATTCGCCGTCCGACGAGAAACTCGCGGCCATCACCCTTGAAGAAGCAATCCGCAGCCACGTCTCGCTCGTGTACTGCCTTCGACGCGACGACACCACCGTCAAGATTGGCTACACGACAGACCTCGCTGCACGCCTGCGCAAACTCGAAGCCAACGCGCACGACATCTTGTGCGTGATGCGCGGCGGTCGCACGCAGGAAGCCGTCATCCACTTCGCGTTCCGCGAGTCCCGCGTCAGTCTCTCCGGCAAGTACAAGCACGGTGCCACCGAACACTTCACACTCACCCCCGAGTTGAAGGACTGGATTAACTCATGCCGCGCTGAGATGGGACTTGGCCCACTTGACGACAAGATGTAGCATCAATCACACTTGAAGCCCCGCCCCGTCTCCCCCGTCGGCAGCGGGGCTTCGGTCTGTCCGGCGACAGGAGGCCGCGATGATCAGCGTCACCGTCGCCACCGACGACACCTGGGTCACCTGCGAAACCGACAGCGGCTACTCGCCCGACGTCCTCGACGACCTGTCCACCCAGCCATGAGCGCATGGGGCGGGCGTCGCGTCACCGAAGCACGCAAGCGCATCGCACAGCTGCTGCCCATGCCGTGCGCCGCGTGCGGCCTACCCGTCACCGCCGCCACACCTTGGGACATCGGCCACACCATCGGCCGCGACATCGCCCCCGACCTGATGTGGGACACCAGCCTGTGGCGCGTCGAACACAGCCGCTGCAACCGCGCCGCCGGCGCCCGCTACCGCAACGCCAAGCACAACCGCCGCGTCATGCGCACCACCAGTCGCGACTGGTAGGCCCGGTTTTTTCCGAAACGGTATTTCACGGGCAGACGCGGTTCTTCCCGTTCTCTCTCCCCGAAGGGGTCTACCTGCATTGGAGTTCCGTCGATGGCTGCTCGCAGGCGCAATCTGGTAACCGCGGTGCGGTCGTCGACGCGCAACATGACGTGGCTAGCCAAGTCGGACCGGGCCGCGGTGGATCTGGCGATCCGCTACGCCGAGGCGATCGAGGATCGGGCGGCGAACGGCACCGACGACCAGGCGCAGAAGGCGTTGGGCTGGCTGGGTCCGCATCTGCTGAACACGTTGAAGTCGATCGGCGGCACCCCGGCCGACCGTGCGGCGCTCGGCGTGGAGGCTGAGGCGAAGGGTCGCCTGGCTGAGATCCGCGCGCTGCGTTCGGTGCAATGACCGCCGTTGCGACCGCGCCGCTGCTCGGTTCGCAGACCCCGCGGCTGTTCACCCCGCCGCTGCGCGAGCTGACCCCTGCGTCGTCGCTGGGGTTCGAGGCGGTCCGGTTCGCCGACGACGTGCTCGGGATCACGTTGATGCCGTGGCAGCGCTGGCTGCTGGAACACATGCTCGAACTGAACCCCGACGGGACGTTCCGGTTCCGCACGGTGCTGATCCAGGTGGCCCGGCAGAACGGCAAGTCGACGTTGGCGCAGGTGCTGAGCCTGTGGCGCATGTTCGTCGACCGTTCGCCACTGGTGATCGGCACCGCGCAGAACCTGGACGTCGCCGAGGAGGTCTGGACCGGCGCGGTGGAGATGGCTGAGGGCACGCCGGATCTGCTGGCCGAGATCGCCGCGGTGGAACGCACCAACGGCAAGAAGGCGCTGCGGCTGACCGGCGGTGAGCGCTACAAGGTGGCGGCTGCGTCGCGGCGTGGCGGTCGTGGCCTGTCCGGTGATCTGGTGCTGCTCGACGAGATCCGCGAGCACCGCACCTGGGATGCGTGGGCTGCGGTGACGAAGACGACGATGGCCCGGCCGCGTCCGCAGATCGTGGCGCTGTCCAATGCCGGGGATGCGTCGTCGGTGGTGCTGAACCATCTGCGCACCCTGGGCCTGGCCACGGTGGACGCCGGCGACCCGTCGATCGGCTTCTTCGAGTGGTCGGCGCCGGAGGGTTGCGACCTGGACGACCGGGACGGCTGGATGGCCGCGAACCCGGCGCTGGGTCACACGATCACCGAGCAGAGCATCGCCGCGGCGCTGGCCACCGACCCGGAGCCGATCTTCCGCACCGAGGTGCTGTGCCAGCAGGTCGCGGAGATCGAGCCGCGGCCGATCCCCGAGGCGGCGTGGGTGGCGTTGGCGCGTAACGACGCGATCGTCGGCCCGGTGGCGGTGGCCGTCGAGGTGACGATGAAACGCGACGAGTCGTTCGTGTGGGTGTGCGGCGCGAACAGCGCCGGTGTCCCGCAGGTCGAGTGCGTCGAGGTCCGTGAGGGCACCGACTGGGTGTCGGAGCGGGTCGGCGAGTTGATCGAGCGCCACGACGTCCTGGCGGTGGGTTGCCGTTCGGGTGGCCCGGCGGCGTCGCTACTGCCGGAGTTGCGCGGCGTGTGCGCCGACGCGCAGACCGAGTTCGTGGCGGTCAACTCAGCGCAGTTCGCGGGCATGTGCGGGTCGTTCTTCGACGCGGTGATGACCGGGGGCTTGGCGCACCGTTCGGACCCGCGACTCAACTCGTCGGTGGCTGCTGCGAAACGTCATCAGCAGGTGGACGCCTGGACGTGGGAGAGAACCCGCGTCGACACCGATGCGGCGCCGCTGGTGGCCGCGACCGGCGCGTATGCGCTGTTCGTGCAGCATTCCCGGCGCGCCGACTACGACCCCTTAGACAACCTTTGGTGACCGATGGAGGAGCCATGCGTTACGTTCCTGGCCTGCTCGGCGCCGTGCTCATCGTCGTCGGCTGTGCGTTGATCCTGCCCCCGCTGGGCGTGATCGCCGCCGGCGGCTTCCTGCTTGCGATTGATCGGCGTATCGGCTGATGGGTCTGTTCAGTGGGCGCCGCGCGGTCGACGACACACCGCAGCGGGCGATGACGTTGCCGTTCGACTGGTCGGTGCTGAACCCCGGCGCGACGATCACCGACTATGCGTCGGTCGACGCGAACGGCGAAAACGCGCTGCGGTCGATCGCGGTCGGCGCGTCCATCGACTTGATCTGTTCGCTGGCCTCCGAGCTGCCGGTCGACGTGTTCCGCGGCGAAGGTTCCGAGCGGCAGAAGTTGACGCTGCCGGGCAACCTGCAAGACCCCGGCGACACCGGCCAGGGGCTGGAGGACTGGCTCTACACGCTGCTGCAGTCGTGGCTGTACCGCGGCAACGCCTACGGCCAGGTCACCGAGATGACCACGAACGGGATTCCGCGGCGGGTGTCGTGGTTCCATCCCGACGACGTCTACGCGACGATGACCGACGGCCGCATCACCTGGTACGTGCGCGGTCAGCGCTGGGATCAACCCAACATGTTCGTTCACCGCCGGGTCAACCCGGTGGCCGGGCGTCTGCTGGGCACGTCGGTGATCGAGCGCCACGCGATGCAGGTGGGCACGTCGCTGGCCGCGGGCCAGTTCGGGTCGCAGTGGTTCGCCGACGGCGGGCACCCGTCGGGGCTGCTGGTCAACTCTGAGACGACGCTGTCCAAGGAGCAGGCCGAGACGGTGAAGTCCCGCTGGAAGTCGCTGTTCCAGGGCACCCGTGAACCGGCGGTGCTGGGCAAGGGCTGGGACTGGAAGCCGATCCAGATCACGCCGAACGAGTCGCAGTTCTTGGAGACGCAACGCTTCACTGAGGCGCAGTGCGCGCGGATGTTCGGCCCGGCGGTGGCTGAGACGCTGGGCTACGAAACCGGCGGCTCGATGACTTACGCGAACGTGGTCGACCGCAGGTCGGACCTGTTGACGTTCAGCCTGAACAAGTGGCTGCGCCGCGCGGAGCGGCTGATGACCGCGCTGCTGCCGTCGCCGCAGTACGTGAAGTTCAACCGGGACGCGCTGTTGCAGTCGACGACGCTGGCCCGCTACGAGGCGCACCGCTCGGCGCTGGAGAACCGTTGGCGCACGGTCAACGAGATCCGCGACATCGAAGAACTGCCGCCGGTCGCCTGGGGCGACGGGCCGAACGGCGACCCGACGGTCGCCGAGGATTCGATGCGCGGACAGACCATCAACGTACATACACCGGACGTACACATCGACTCTCCGGTGAACGTGCGGACCCCGGACGTGCGCGTGGAGGGTCCGCAGATCAACGTGCCGGCGCCCGAGGTGGCGATCGACAACCGGCACACCATTGAAACCCCGGCGGTCACGGTGGAAACCCCCGATGTGCAGGTGGATGCCCGCACGACGGTGCAGATGCCCGAGCAGACGACCAAGCCGACGGTCAAGACGGTGATCCGCGACGCGGATGGCCGGGTTACCGGGATCGAGGAGCGAGCCAGTGAGTAAGTCCAACGCGCTAGAGAACGACGTCGTCGACTTCATCTTCAACGCGACCGCGTTCCCGTCCTACGGTTCGATCCTGTACGTGTCGTTGCATACGGGCGACCCCGGCGAGGCTGGGGATCAGACGACGAACGAGGCGGACTTCACCGGCTACGCGCGGGTCGGCGTGGCCCGCGACTCCGGCGGCTGGACGGTGACCGGGTCGCAGGCGGCGAATACCGCTGAGATCACGTTCCCCGAATGCACCGGCGGCACGAACACGATCACCTACGTCGGGATCGGCACGGCGAGCAGCGGCGCGGGTACCGGCTGCGCAACTCCCCGGCCACCCTGACCGGCTCGGGCACGATCACCACCGCGTATCCGCGTGGACGGGCACGGCCGACCGCGACGATCAGCATCGGCGCGCAACCATCGGCCACGGACATCGCCGAGGCGGTCGTGGCGCAGAAGGTTCACGGGTTGGGGCCGGGCACGGTCACACTCGGCCAGGTGCTCGGGCTGCTCACGCGGGTGGCGCGCAACCGCACCGTCACCGACCCGGTCGCCGGCACGATCACCGTGTTCGACGACGACGACGCCACACCGCTGTTCGTGGCCGACCTGTGGGATGACGCCGCCGGAACCACGCCATACAGCGGCGCCGGGGCTGACCGCCGCGACCGTCTGGAGTGACCCATGCGCGTGCTGCTGTTCGCGGCGCTGACCGCGGTGGGCTACTGGTGGGCCGGGTGGCACCGTGACTGACCCGGCCTTCGGTCTGGGCCATCCCGGCGGGCTGGTCGTCACCGGCGGTCTGGGCCACGCCGAACCCGCACCGGCCGGTGTGATGGCCGCACGCATCACCGCAACGACCACGATCACCGCGACCTTGACCGCAGCCACGGCGCGGCGCGGCGGCGGCGTGGTGACATCCGTACCGATCGCCGTGGGCGCCTGGTACGCCGACATGGCCGCGACCGTCACCGGGTCGGCGCGCATCACAGCCACGGCAACCGCCGACGACGACACCGCAGTGATGTTGATGCTGCTCGACCTGGACTTGACCACCGCAGAAGGAGTCTTCCTGTGAGTAACCTGATCCGCGACTTCGTCGCCGACATCGAGATCCGATCCGATGGCACCGGGCGCACCGTCCACGGCATCCTAGTGCCGTACAACACTCCGGCGCGGGTTTCCGACGGCGGCCCTGCGTACGAGGAGATGTTCGCTCCCGGCGCGTTCGCGCGTGACATCGAGGCCCGCAACGGCGACTTCCGCGGCGTGAAGTTCCTGTACCAGCATCAGCACGACGAGCCGATCGGCCGCGCCGTGGAGTTGCGCGACGACGCCAGCGGGCTGTTCGGTGCGTTCCGCGTGGCGAAGACGTCCAAGGGCGACGAGGTGCTGGAACTGCTGCGCGAGGGCGTGCTGGACTCGTTCAGCATCGGTTTCCGCCCGATCGACCCGGCGCCGGGCGACCCGTTGAACATCAACGAGCCGGTGGTCCGCGTCAAGGCCGGGCTGCGCGAAACCAGTGTCGTCACCTTCCCCGCGTATGCGGGCGCCTTGATCGCCGGTGTGCGCGCGATCGAACCCACAGACCACCACGGTGAAGAAGTCGCCGTGGTCGAGGTTGGCACCACCGAACCCGACGGGGTTCGCACGGACCAGCCCACCGCCGACCCGGACCCGGCCGACGAGGCCACTCCACTCGGTCTAACCCCCGCTCAGCGGCGCTCAGCGCTGCTAACCAACCTGACCCTTTGGAGGTCGTAATGCAACAGAACATCGACGTGCTGCGGGCGCGTCTCGACGAGATCGAGACGGAGTTCCGCACCATCGACACGCAGGCCGGCGAGCGCGCCCTGGACGAGGCCGAACAGGTCCGTTGGGACGAACTCGACGCCGAACTCAAGCAGCTCCGCCAGGAGTTGTCCGACGCCGAGGCCGCGCAGGAGCGCGCCGACCGGGTGGCCGAGTCCCGCGCCAAGTGGGGCAGCCTTCAGGTTGCGCCGAACCGCGTGGACCCGTTCGCCGAGATCGACGTCGTCAACCGCATGGCGGATGACGACCCGGCGCTGATCGACCGGGCGCTGACCGCGGTCGAGAAGACCGAGTATCGGCGCATGTCGTACGCGGTGTCCGATGAGGCGCGTGAGAACGCGACTCGCATGATCGAGCGCGTGCCGGGCGTGGCCCGCATGGCGATGGCGACTGGTTCGCCGGAGTACATGAGCGCGTTCCGGTCGTGGCTGAAGGGTCTGGGCGCCCCGGTGTACACCGCCGAGGAGGCGCAGGCTGTTCGTGCATCCATGTCGCTGACCAGCGCGAACGGTGGCTATGCGCTGCCGTTCCTGCTCGACCCGACCCTGATCCACACGGGCGCGGCGACGAAGAATCCGATCCGGCAGATCGCCAGGGTCGAGTCCGGCACCTCGGACAAGTGGAACGGCGTGACCGTGTCCAACGTGACGACCGCATGGAAGGCTGAGGGGTCGGCGTTCACCGACGGCTCCCCGACCACCGGCGGCGTGACCGTGGACGCGGCGATGCTGACCGCGTACGTGACGGGTTCGTTCGAGATCTTCCAAGACTCGAACCTGCTCGCACAGTTGCCGGGGCTGATCGGCGAGTCGATCGACTTCGCCGAGTCGGCTGCGTTCATCAGCGGCAGCGGCAGCAACGCACCCAAGGGCGTCATCACCGCCGTGTCCGGCACCGCCGGTTCGCTGGTGACGGTCACCACCCGTGGTTCGTTCACGTCGGCGTCGATCGCTGACACGATCGCGCTGGTCAACGCGGTGGCCACCCGCTACGAGGACACCGCAACCTGGGTGGTCAACAAGGCGATCTACCGCACGATCGAGCAGCAGATGGTCGGCACGGGTGCTGTGAAGGCCATCGAGATGACGAACGGCCGCGAGCTGTTCGACATGCCGGTGGTGCGCGCCTCGTCGATGCTGTCGGCGACCACGTCAGGCAACCACATCGCCGTGCTGGGTGACTTCTCCCAGTACATCGTGTACGACCGCATCGGTGTGAACGTCGAGTTCATCGCCAACGTGGTCGACGGGTCGGGTCTGCCGACCGGGCAGCGCGGTCTGGTGGCCTACAAGCGCGTCGGTGGCGATGTCTCCGACGTGGACGCTTTCAGGCTGCTCAAAGCCTGACGCACGACTGACGGTCTAAGCAACCGTCAACGGCGGCCCGGTGGCTCTCTCGGCGCCGGGCCGCCGACCCCCTACCGCTACCGGGAGGCAACCCGAGAGGACGTCCCATGCCTGATTACCCGATCCGCGTGCGCGACCCGAAGTCGGTGGTGCTGGCCTACATCCATCCCGGCCAGGTCAGCAGTTACTTCTGCGAGTCGATGATCGCCACGCTGTTCTACGACCGGATGGGACGCCGGCCACCGCGAATCGCCAACATCTACCAGGAGTGGTCGAGCGCGAACGTGTCCGCCAGCCGCAACATCGTCACGCAGCGGTTCCTGGACCGCAACGACGCCGACTGGCTGCTGTGGGTCGACGCCGACATGCAGTGGTCGCCGCTGGACGTCGAGACGCTACTGGACGCGGCTGACCCGAAGACGGCGCCGGTGATCGGCGGTCTGTGCTTCGGGATGAGCAACGGTAAGCCGTTCCCGACGATCTACCATTTCGCGGAGATCGACGGGCGGCTGACCACGATCCGGCTGCCCCGTTACGAGCCGGACACGATCATGCAGGTCGCGGCCACGGGCGCGGCGTTCCTGCTGATCCATCGCAGCGTGTTGAAGGCGATGTCCGAACGCGGCTTCAACGAGGCGTTCCCGTTCTTTCAGGAGACGCAGAACGGACCCGACCCGGTCGGGGAGGACTTGACGTTCTGCCTGCGCCTGGCGTCGCTCGGCATCCCGGTCCACGTCCACACCGGCGTGAAGATCGGCCACCACAAGTCCCACGTCATCACCGAGGACACGTTCCTCGTCGCCCACCAGTACCAGGAGGCCACCGATGCCACTGCCGGTTGAGGGCGGACTCGTCACGGTCACCGACCTGGAGAACCACCTGCACCGCACCATCTCGACGAAGGACGACCCGGCCGCACAGGCCGCGGTGGACTTCGCCACGGCGCTGGTGTGGGATGTGGTCGGGTTCGACGTCACCGGCGACGACTACACGATCGCCGCCAACGATCTGCTGATCGTCAAGGGGATCGCGCTGCGCATCGCCGCGCAGTGGTTCACCAACCCTGAGGACCGTGCGCAGTACGCCGGGCCGGAAGGTCTGTCGTACACGGCGTCGCCGCAGATGTTGTCGCGGATCATGGGTGAGGCTGACCGCCGCACCCTGACCAGTGTGCAGATCCGCTACGCGCCTGGGTTCGCGTGATGGACGGCAAGTCGGTCATCGGCATGGACGCGATCGAGCGGCGTTTCGAAGACGTCAGCGACGCCGCGCAGGACATCAGCCCGACGTTCAACACGCTGGCCGCGAAGTTCTCCGACCGTGAAGATTCCGTGTTCAGCAGCAACGGCTGGGGCAAGTGGGCGCCGCGCGCACCGTCCACCATCAAGGAGGGCGTCTCGCCGCTGGTGCAGACCGGCATCATGCGCGATGGGTTGACCCGTCAGCGCGCCATCTGGAAGACGAAGCGGGGCGCCGCGTTCGGTGCCGCGAAGTACGACCGGCGCGTGTTCAACGTGGCTGTCCTGCACGCCGTCGGCACGACACGGATGCCGGCGCGGCCGATGGTTCCGCCGCTACGGGCCGCGGAGAAGCGCGACTGGCTGGATGTGGTGCGCAAACACATGGCGAAGGCGATCGACTGATGCGCGGCCACGAGTACATCCGCGAGGCGATCCGCACCCACCTGGAAGCCACCGTTCCGGCGCGGCTCACGGCGCACCTGACCGCGAACGGCCTGACGTCGCCGAGCGTGGCGGATCTGCGGTTCATGTTGGCCGACGGGTTGCAGGACATCAACGACTTCCCGGCGATCATCGTCCGGTCGACGGACTCCGAGGACGACACCCGCACCGCCGACGGCACCTGGCGGATCATCTACGACATCGAAATCATCGTGGCCTGCGACCACCGGGTCCACGGCGACGCGGAGGCGGCGAGCAAGGACCGCGACCGGGTGCTGCTGGCGGTGCGCGAGTGCATCTACAGCGCCGCCGGACTCACCGAGGACATCGACATCAGCCCGCGGAAACGGCCCGAAGCGACGGGCGCTGCTGCGGAGACACGCGCCGGGGTTCCGCTGGCCGCCGGCACGTTGAAGTTCCGCGCGTCGGTGCTGGAGACGCTGGTCGACCTGGATCCGCCGGAGGACGTCGACGACGTCGACCTGACCGCGTCGGGCTACGACGCATCTCAAGACCTTCCCTGACCCACCACAACCGAAGGAGCGCGCGTGAGCCGCGTCAGCGTGAGCGTGCCCGGCACGCCCGAACCCCAACCCGAACCGGCACCCGCGCCGGTGAAGAAGTCCACCAAGAAGGAGGCGGCCGACAATGGCTGACAGAATCACAGTCACGACGGGCACCGTTGCCGGCGTGCAATCCCCGGCAGGCCCGCGTGTCGCACGTTTCATCGCCTGCGGCCAGACCCAGTTCGGCCCGACCGACGCGCCGCGGGTGGTCCGCAACCTGCGCGACTACCTCAACACGTTCGGCGCCCGTTCCGGCGGCACCAACATGTATGACGCCGCGGAGGCGTTCTTCAACTGCGGCGGCGGCGAACTGGTCGTGCAGCGCGCATTCGGCGCCACCCCGGTCAACGCCACGATCGGGCTGGACTCGTCGAAGATCGTCGTGACCAGCCGCTGGCCAGGCGCCTACTACAACGCCTGGACGGCCGCCTACACGTCCGCAACGGTGACCCTGACCCTGGTCAAGGGAAGCCGCACCGTGACGTACAGTGCCGGTTCTGGTGGCACTGCGGCGCAGTTGCAGGCCGCCGCCAGCGTCGACCCTGACGTGACGGTGACCGTGTCGTCGCTGCCGGCGAGCAACGTCGCCGCGACGAACCTCGCATCCGGCACCGACGACTACGCCAACGTCAACTGGACAACTGTCCTCGGCAAAGTCACCCCGGCGGTCGGACCGGGCTGCATCGCCGCACCCGGCGTGAACGGCGCCGCCTCGGCGCTGGCCACGCACGCCGCCGCGAACCGGCGTCTCGCGCTGCTCACACCAGGGCAGACCGACTCCAGCGCCACGGTGATCAGCGCGCAGGGCAGCATCACCGCCGCCTACAAGCAGTACGCCACGTACGTCTACCCGTGGGTGACCACGCCGGACGGCACGGGCGGGCGTAAGACGATCGACGGTGTCGGGTTCGCCGCCGGTCTGCGGGCGGTCACCCAGCGCACCTACGGCGTCGGGGACTCCCCGCTGCGCCGCAGTGCGCACCAGTTGGTCGCGTCGGCCGGTGTGCTGCCGCTGACCGAGGTGGACGACACCACGCACACGTCGCTGCTGGCGGCCGGTGTGGCGACGATCCGCAGCCTGCCGACCGCGGTCGGCCTGGACGTGTGGGCCACCGCCGAAGGTGTCGGCGCCAACGCGAAACTCGCCGAGGCGATCTTCCGCGACATGGTCAACGCGATCGCCGACGACGCGGCACGGCTGCTCGACCAGTTCATCGGACGGCCCGCCACCCCATCGGTTCTCGCCGACGCTGCCAGCGCCATCAAGGGCGTC